TCACCTCCACTGCACCTCAATCCGCTCGATGACCGGCTGGCCCCGGTAGCTGGCGGGCGCCAAGGAGTACGAGGTCAGCACGTCGCGTAGGGCCCGATTCTTCTGGGCCCCGTCCATCTCGCCCCACAGGCGCACGAGCCGCTCAGCCATCATCACGGCCTCATTGGGCTCCAAGACCTGCGACTCGGCCTTCAAGGCTGTGAGCGAAGCGGTGAGCTCGTTCTCCTTGTCATCCAGCTGGACCAGTCCCGCTCGGTAGGTAGCGTCGGCGATCTCGCCGAGCGCCCAGCTCGATGCGAGACGCACCTTTCCCTGACGGACTGTCTCCAGCTGCTTGTTGAGTGCGCCAGCGTCCATGCCTGCGCGGCGCTTCTTGGCGGCGTGCGCGGTCTGTGCGTTGCCGTCGCTACGAAGCAGCGCGATATGGGAGCGCACCTTCTCGAGCACGGCGTCCTCGACGGCCTGCGCTTGTGGTGCTCCGCAGCCCGGGCAGATCCGGTTGGCGGTGTGCAGGGACCGGGTGCACTGCAGGCGGGCGATCACCGTCCCGTTCGGTTGGTGGTCGCGGCCGTAAGCCACCGAGCCGGCGCATCTGCCGCACTTGCCGAGGCCGGTCAGCGGGTATTTCGCCGCGATCACTCGTGGCGGGCGGCCTTTGCTGGCGGCTCGTCGCTCCTGGACGCGCTGCCAGGTCTTCTGGTCGACCAGGGCGGGATGAGCGTTCGGGGTGACGATGGTCGGGTAGCGGCTGTTGCCTCGCACTGTCACGATCCCGATGTAGGCGACATTGCCGAGCATGTGCTTGAGGATGTTGTACGCGGAGTTCCTGCCGGTGGCGGCCTGGAGGCGACGCAGTACGTCGGCCGGGCGGGCGCCATCGGCGTAGTCCGTGAACGCCTGGGTGATGGCCGGCCCGTGGACAGGGTGTGGCTCCAGCTTGCCGTTCTTGCCCTTGACGTAGCCCAGCGGTATGTTGCCGTGCCACTTCCCGGATTCGGCGCGGGCCCGGATGGTGTCGCTCCAGTCCTTGCCGATGTTGTCGCTGTACATCTCGGCGACGGCGAGCATGTTGGTGAGCATCCACCGGCCGGTTGAGGTCGACGTGTCGATGTGCTCTGTGGCCGACAGGATGGTCACGCCGCGTTCGGTGAGCCAGGCCAGGAATTGCAAGCTCTCCAGCGTGTTACGGCCGAACCGCGAGATGTTGTAGACGGCGAGGGTGTCGATCTGGCCGTTCTCGGCGAGTTCGCGGATGCGGTCGATCCCGGTGCGTTTGAAGCTGCGGCCGGAGACGTCGATGTCGTCGTCGATCACCGCGACTTCCTGCATGCCGGCGATGGCGCGACGCATCGCGGAGAGCTGGATGTCGGGGGAGTGGAAGTCGTCGCCGCCGCGGCCCATGAGCGAGGACACGCGGACGTAGAGGACGGCGCGTCCGGGCCGGTCGGGGATGGCGGCGAGGTGGCCGCGCCGGCTCATGCCGTGCCTCGTTCCTGCTGGCCGCGGCGTGCGAGGTTGATCATTGCTGCGACCTCGGATTCGCGCCGGCGCCGGTCCTCCTCTCGCCGGCTTTTGACGACCTCGATGATCTCCATTTTTAGGTCCTCGTCCAGGTCGTCGCGCTGGGCGATGGCACGTAGTTCGTCGTCGTCGAGCGGGTTGATGTCCTGGGGTCCGAACTCGTCGGGGCGGTAGTAGCCGACGCGGACGAGTAGTTGCGCGGCGGGAAGGTCGAGAGCGCGGGCGACGGCGCGGACGGATTCCTCGCTGACGTCGTTGCGGCCCTCGCGCCAGCGCATGACCGTTTTCGGGTCGCGGCCGATGAGGCGTGCGAAAGGTGCGTTCTTTCCGCGTGCGTGCGTCTGGACGAGCTCGGCGATCAGGTCGGCCCATGCTGCGCGGTCGACTGTCCGGTCGCTCATGCCGACAGGGTAGCGGACACACATGTCACGGGGCGACGACACGTGTGTCCGCATGGTCAAGGTCAGAGGTGGTGTTGGCCGGTTGGTCGACTTGGTGCGGTGACGCTTCCTCAGTACGCGCATGGACATGTGGGGGAGCGTATAGGGACAGGCATGTCCCGTAAAGATAGATGAATCATTCACTTGCGGGACACGCATGTCTCGATCTAGAGTTGGCCTATGAACCGAGACATGCATGTCCCGGAAGTTGGGGACACACGTGTCGGGGTAAGGCTCCGTGAGGCTGAGTTCGACCTGATCACCCGAATCCTCGGATGTGAAAGCGACGCTGCCCGAGCGCGGCTGCTCGACATCAACCCGAAGACCGTCACGCGAGTGCGTCGCGGCGTCATCGGCGAGGAGTTCATCGCCAAGACCCTCATCATGCTCCGCAACAACGCGGAGGCGCTCGCCAAGGTGAACATCGGCACGTCCTTCGAGGACGTGTTCGAGGTCGGCGAAAAGCAGGTGGCAGCGTGACTCACCCGCCCGCCGGACCGTCGAACCCGACCGGCCCCTCTGGCCCGGGGCGCGACCCCGAAGCGCCGCTGGATCCCCACAGCCCCGAGGGCCGCGCGACCGCAGCCCGGCTCGGCCGCACCCTCGCGCTGATCGAGCTGGAGATCGCCGAGCGGCACGCCGGGCAGATTGCGAGGGCCGCATGATCGCTGACCCGCGTGTCTCACGCGCGCTGCTCGCCGAGGCTGACGACATCATCGCGGCCGAGCCGCGCCCCCGGCTCGGCGAGGTGGTGCGCGACACCGAGCGGCTGATCGAGCAGGCCCTCACGGTGCTCGCCAGCACCATCGACCGGGCGTCGCTGCCCGCCGATGCCGAGCAGGCGATGGAAGCGCTCGACCTGCGCAACTTCGCCGCGTACCGCCTCCGTGAGGCAGCGAAGCACCTGCGCACAATCACTGATCTCGGTCTGCCGCCCGTCGGCTCGGCCGTCCAAGTTCCGGCCCGTCAGGATTCCGAAACCATCGCCGCACCGGTGGGTTCTCTCCGGATCGCTACACCTGACGGGCCGGTCAGCCCCCCGGTGTGCGTCGAGTTCCGCCGCGACGGCGAGCTGGTCCATATCGGCCGCGACCCGCAGGCCGGGGTGATCGAGCATCGCGCGGTCGACTGCGACGAGCCCGGCTTGCCCGGTGATCTCGACGACGCGGCGCGGCCCGCGCCCGGCATCCCGCGCGGTGGCCCGCCCGGCTACCTCGGCCCCACACACGGCGGCTGACGTGGGGCACCGCGCCGGGCACCGGCCCCGCCGCGCCGGGACCCGCCCCCAGGCCAGACGCCGCAACCCCCGGCCGCGCATGACCAGGCCGCTCGGCTTGGCCGCGTACGGCCCGCGATAGACGACGGGCCGCCCGGGTCGCATCCGGACAGCCCGCGCACCGATCCACCCCCCAACCACGAAAGGCAGATCGGATGTCCCAGACCGTAGCAACCAACAGCTCCGCCGAGCACCCGCCCGGCGCCATTTTCAAGGACGCTGGCGACCTCAAGACCGGTGACTGGGTGACCGCGGGACGCCTCTGCGACAAGCCTGCCGAGGTCGTCGACAGCTTCCCCTACGCCGCCGATGAAGCCGTACTCCTGGTCTTCCAGCAGATCGGTGACCCGGGACCGCAGGCCACCCCGATGCGCGCAGGTGCATCCGTACAGCTGGCGCTGCCCGGCGAAGTCGAGCACCACCGCCAGGCCCAGCGCCGCGAGGCCATCGCCTTGCAGCTGCGCCAGCTGGCCGAGCTGTTCGAATGCGGCGAGGTGCCGCTTCCCACGTACCTGCACGACGTGGACGTGACGGTGCGGTGCAAGGACGTCGACGAGGTCGAGGCTGCCGCCATGGCGATGTCAGCCGAGGCCCACACGAGCTACGGCGACCGGTCGGTGCTCTGGCCTGGCTCGGGCGGCTCGAACAGCGGGGAGGTCCGGGCCCGCTGGCACGCCTACGTGCCGCGCGAGACCACCTCTGAGCCGGTGAAGACTGCCGCCGCTGCTGCCCCGGCGCCCGCACCGGCACGGCCTTGGTTCGCCGGGCAGCCGACGTCGAGTGCTTTCGACCGCGACTCGATCGGCGACGTCGCCGAGGCCGTCGAGCAGGTTCCCGCCGGGGTCCACGGCTACGCCCCCGGCGCGCACCCTGCCCGCCGCGTGACCGGCGAGCACCCCGTCATCACCCTCGCCGAGCAGGACGACGAGCAGCAGGGAGGCTGCGAGTGACCACCACCCGGATCTTCACCTTCGGCATCGGCGACCGGTGCGACTTCACCGGCGCCGAGCTGATCGACCACTACGTCAGCGTCACCGCCCCGGACGCGGGTACCTGCCGCGCGGTCATGGTGGCCACCTTCGGCCGGGAGTACGCCGACGAGTACACCGGCCTCGACGACCCCCGCGCGGGACACCTCAAGGGCCTGACCGAACACGCCCGCATCGTCGTCGGTGCCCCGGTCGAGACGCCCAAGCCGGTAGAGATCAGCCTCGCCGACCTGCTGGCGTCGGCCATTCAAGGCGGCGGGCTACTCAGTGTCGGCATCCGTCGGCAGCAGCCAGACCAGATCGACACGACGTTCGTCATCAACGGCGAGTCGCCGTCCTCGGTCGAGGCGTGCACCTCCCTGACGGACGAGGAGGCGACCAAGCGCGTCAACCGCGAGGCCAGCCACCCCGGACCGTGGCGGCTGTCGACCGTGTCGGCGCTGTTCGCCCCGGCCCGCTGCCCGGGCATGCCGGACACCCACCGACACCTGCTGTTCCAACACTGATGGACCGGCCCGGCGGTGACCGCCCTCACCGCCGGGCCCCGAACCCCGGGCTGCGTGCCACATCCCTGGCGTCGTTCACCGCGCAGCCCGGACCGGCCCGGACGCGAGACCTGCCCCTCGCGTCCGGGCCACCCCATCGGCTTCCCCGCGAAGGGACGACATGAGCACCACACAGACCACGCTCCCGGCGCCGGCCGCCGTGAAGGTGACCCGGCCAGGCATCTACCGGATGAGCGCCGAGCAGTATCACGCCGACCCGGTCCCGGGCGGGTCGCTGTCCTCGTCCGGCGCCCGCAAGCTGCTGCCGCCCTCGTGCCCGGCGCACTTCCAGCACGAGCGCGAGCACGGCCAGCCGACCCGCAAGACGTTCGACCTCGGCACCGCCGCGCACAAGGAAGTCCTCGGCACCGGCCCCGAGCTGGTCCTGGTCGACCGGCCGCGCTGGGACACCAACGAGGTCAAGGCCCAGCTCACCGAGATCCGGCAGCGCGGCGCGATCCCGCTCAAACGCCCGGAGTACGAGCAGGTCAAGGAAATGGCCGAGGCGCTGCGCCAGCACCCCGAGGCAAGCAAGCTGTTCGAGCCGGGCACCGGCGAGCCCGAGGTAGCCCTGTTCTGGGAAGAAGCGGCGCAGTGGGCCGACGGCCCGGACGGCGACCCGGTCGTGCACATCGAAAAGGTGCGCTGCCGGGCCCTGGTCGACTGGCTGCGCTACCCGGTCGCCGGCCGATACGAGCTGCCGGACTACAAGACCTGCGTGTCGGCCGCACCCGACAAGGTCGGCCGCGTCATCGACGAGCACGGCTACCACATTCAGGGCGCCTGGTACCGGCGCGCGGTCCGCCAGCTCGGCCTCGCCGGAGACGACTGCCGGTTCCTGCTGGTGATGCAGGAGAAGACCCGGCCGTACCTGGTGACCGTGGTCGAGCCGGACCGCGACGCGATGCGCCTCGGCGAGATGCGCATGCGCGAGGCGCTGGACATCTACGCCGAGTGCACGGCGACTGGCCGGTGGCCGGGCTACTCCGACGGCATCGTGCTCGGCGAGCTGCCGCCGTGGGCGCTGCGCGAGCTGGACCCGGAGGACCGCTGATGGGCCACCGCGCCAGGCCGGGCAACGGCCGCACCCCGAAGTCGTACGCGCGTGACGCGGTCCTCGGCCGCTGCAGGACCTGCGGACTGGTCACCTACCTCTGCCGCAAGAAGGCCCGGGAGGTCGCCCGCACCGTGCACCCCGGCGCCCACACCACCGTCGTCCGCTGCGCGGCGAACCGCGAGCACTGGCACATCCAATCCGCCCCCGTCGAGATCGGAGCACCCACCTCATGACCCAGGACACCGTCGAGCGGGTCGCCATGCCGGCCCCCGTGCCCGTCACCCAGACCACCGCCGTCGAGCGGGCCCGCGCGGTCGCTGAGGTCGCGGCCGCCGTCCAGGTCGCGCAGCAAAACCCCCGCGACATGAACCGGGCATGGGCCGACATGCAGGCCGCGTGCGGGCGTCTCGGCCTCGCCGAACGGGCGTTCTACTCCGTCAAGAACCGCGGCACCGGCCCGTCCGTGCACCTGGCCCGAGAGCTGGCCCGCATCTGGGGGAACCTCGACTACGGCGTGCACGAGCTGCACCGCGACGACGAGCGCGGCATGTCCGAGATCCGGGCGTACGCCTGGGACCAGCAGACCAACGTCCGCAGCAGCCGCACGTTCCAGGTGCCACACCAGCGCATGGCCAACGGCAAGCGCAAGCCGCTGACGGACCTGCAGGACGTCTACCTCAACAACCAGAACATCGGCGCCCGCGCGGTCCGCGAGACGATCCTGGCCACGCTGCCTGCCGACTTTGTCGAGGAGGCCAAGGCCCGCTGCCGAGAGACGATCGAGCGCGGCGACGGTAAGCCGCTGATCGAGCGGGTCGCTGACATGGTCGCCGCGTTCGCCGGGCTCGGCGTCACAGTACCGGCGATCGAGCGGCGCCTGGAGCGCAAGCGCGGGCAGTGGACCGCCGCCGACGTCGCCGAGCTGCGCGTGGTGTTCGGGTCGATCAAGCGGCAGGAGGCCCGCATCGACGAGGAGTTCCCGCCCGAGCCGGTCGCCCCGGCCGAGATCACGCCCGGCTACAAGCCGGACCCGCAGGCCGCCGAGAAGGCCACCGCGTTCCCCGGATTCGTGGACGCCTCGACGCTCGTCGTCCCGGTCGACCAGGACGACGAGCCGTGGCCGGACACCGCGCCGATCCCGAACGGCGACGACCAGTGAGCGCCGCGCTGTACCTGCTGTGGAGCAACGAGCATCAGATGTGGTGGCGTCCGGACGCGCGGGGCTACACCGGCGCGATCGAGGAGGCGGCCCGCTTCACCCGGGCGGCCGTCGAGCGGCAGGTGGCCGTGTCGACGTGCGACGGGCAGCTGACGGTTCGGCGCACGAACCCGGTGACTGGCGAGGCGTACGAGCAGCTGTCCGAGGTCATGGTCTTGGCCCCTGAGAGTATTGGCGCTGACCGGCCCGGCGCGGGCACGGTGCCGTCGTGATCCGGCCACTGCGCGTCGTGGCGCTGGACCTGTCGCTGACCGCCACGGGCATCGCCGTCACGCACGACCAGGTGGGCGAGCCCCGCCTGGCGTGCCGCACGGTGAGCCCGCGGCGGCGGCCCAGCGACACCATCATCGACCACGTCCGGCTGCACGAGACGTTCGGCGCGATCGCCGCGGCGGTGCGCTGCAAGCCGGACCTGGTCGTCATCGAGTGGCTGCCGCAGTTCGCCGGCAAGGGCGACACCTCGCTGCGCTTGGCCGAGCTGCACGGCGCGGTCAAGCACTGGCTCTGGTCGAAGAACCTGCGCTACGTCGACGTGCAGCCGCCGCACCTCAAGATCTACGCCACCGGTGACGGCCGCGCCGACAAGGCCAAGGTGCGCCGGCAGGTCACCGCGGCGTACGGCCGGTTCCTGCACATCGGCACCGAGGACGAGGCCGACGCGACCGCGCTGCTCGCGATGGCGCTGGACGCCTACGGCCAGCCGCTCGTCGAGACGCACGTCAGCCGCCGGGAGGCCCTGGCCGCCGTGAAGTGGCCCGAGCTGGACCTGGCGGCCGTGTGATGGGCGCGTTCGTGAGCCGGTTCGTCGACCGGGTACCGCGCTCCATCCAGGACACGACCGAGGCCCAGCTGGTCGAGGCCCGAGCCCGCACCGCTGAGGCAGCCGCGCTCGTCGACGCCGCGCTCGCAAGCCACGGCCGCGACCGCACGCACGCCGCGATGGTCGACGTGCTGCTCGACATCCGATCCGCGCTGAACCCCGCAGCCGCTGACTCCCAGCTGGTCCGCGCCACCGCGCCTGTCGCGATCACCACCACCCACCGAACCGAAGGACCCAACCCATGACCGCCGTCACCATCTCCGGCACGTTCGGCAAGAACGAACGCCCCAGCAACGGCCTGGAAACCATCGCCGAGGACCTGATCAAGGACCAGCTGGCCCAGCATGTCGTCGTCGGCATCGTCCAGTTCTCCGGCGCCACCCTGCCCGGCCCCGGCGAGCAGCTGGTGCCCCGGGTGAAGTTCATCGCGATCGAACCGCTGGACGGCAACGCCGCCGACACCGTACGCAGCCTGCTCGACGTCGCCCGCAAGGACCGCGGCCTCGGCCGGGTCGAGGAGACCCTGTTCGACGGCACCCGGGGCGGTTTCGACTTCGACCGGCCCGACGACGGGGACGAAGACGAGCTGAACGGTCAGACGGAGATCCGGCTTGGTCAGGACGGCGAGCACGAGGTACCACCGGCCAGCGGCGAGGAGATCCTGGCCGAACGCGAGGAAGCCAAGGCTGCCGAGCGTATCGCGATGCCCGCCTGCGAGGGCTGCGGCAGCAAGTTCGCCGGCGAGCCGGGACAGACCCGCTGCGTCGACTGCCAGCCCGAGGACGACCCGGTCGCTGCGGCGCCCGATCTGGTCGAGCAGGAGCGCGCCATGCCGTCCATCGACCCGTTCAGCACCGGCGGCGGTGACCCGGCATGAGCGCTGACGCCCAGCAGCTGGAGCCCACCAAGGTGCTCGTCGCGCTGCTCGCCGACGTCGACAACCGGCGTGTGCTGACCAGCGAGCACGACTTCGGCGCCTACCTGGAGCTGCCCAGCGAGGAGCCCGCCGACGTTGGCACCGCGCTGTGGGCGATGGAGCGGGCCGGCTGGGTGCGGCAGCCCACCGACTCGCTCGTCTGGGAGCTGACCGGCCGCGGCCGAGAGGTCCTGGATCGGGGTGCGCCGTGACAGCCGCCAAGAAGTCGCAGCCGCGCTGGACGGCCGCGTCGCTGGGCGTGCGCCCGTTCCAGATCCCGCGCTGCGCCTCCTGCCAGGCGGGGCTGTGCGACAGCGCCGGGAACCCGCGCTGGGACGTGCTCAGCGGCATGCGGCTCGTGTGCCTCGGCTGCAGGCGCCGCCCGGGCGCCATGCCACGCAAGGCGGTGACCGCCCGTGGCTAGCATGACCCGCCTCAACCGGCGGCTGCTGCGCTGGCGCCGCTACGCGCACCGCACCGCCTGGAACCCGCGGATCACCCGCCCGGCGTGGTGCGGACCAGACAGCGCGATTTCTTTCGGGCATATGCGTGCGTGGGCCGCCGTGCAGATCGAGCGCGAGCGCCGCGCCGACCTGGTCGCCCGCCGGTACGCCTGGCACGACGACCGCGTCCAGCCGGCGCACGCCGAGCTGGCCGTATCCGGTGAGTGCGGCTGCTTCGTGTGCGAGCCCCTGGACGAGCCGGACGACGAGGCCCTCGACGATGAGCCCCTGGACGGCGACTTCATCCTGTGGGCCGGTGAGCTACGCCCGGTCGAGACGATCGATACCGGGGGACTGCTGTGAGCGCCAAGCTGTCCACCTACGCCGAACTCGTCGACGTGTTGACGGCGCTGCCGCTGCTGCTGCGCGAGGCCCGCCGCCAGCGCGGCCTCTCGCAGCGGACGGCGGCCGCCGAAGTCGGATGCTCGCCGTCCACCGTGTCGCGCGTCGAGAGCGGCGAGGACATCAGCCTGTCCAACGCCGCCGCGGTGCTGCGCTGGCTCGATCGGCCGCCACGGTGAGCACCTCCAACTGGTGGGCGCTGGCCCAGACGCCGATCTTGGACGTCTGGGCCAGCACCCGTATTCAGGCCCCGCACGCCGACGACTTCGAGGCCCGCCACCGCCGCGGCCGGGTCCGGCTGCCGTACGACCTCGGCCAGCACTCCGGCGGCTACGCCGGCCAGCTCGTCGACGCCTGGGTCTGCTGCGACCCGGGGTGCGGCGGCGTCGAGCTGGGCCCGGTGCAGCTGGAGCGCAACCACTTCTGCTGCCATCGCAACACCACCCCGCAGCGCACGTGCATGGCCCGCGACGGGCACTACTACGGGCCGTTCACGCCGTACTGGCAGCCGGACGGTGCCGCATGACGCAGCCCCAGCTGGTCGGCATCCCGCGTCGCCGGCGCGAGATCTGGGCGTCGATGTGCTCCGGCCGGGACGAGGTCATCGACGCCGATTGGCGGGCCGCTATCGCCGAGCACCAGCCGGTCGGAACCTGCGGCAAGGTGACCGGCCGGATGGCGTGCGGGCAGCCCCTGCGGCCCGGCATGCCGTACAAGGTCGGCGGCGTCACCTGGTACCCGGCCGAGTGTCCGCAGGGCCACGAGACAGCGGCTCACGGGGCACGCCCGGTGAAGCCGAAGAAGAAGCCACCCGACGACTAACCCATGTTGCTAAGCCAGTTGACGCGCGACTAGTTTAGTTGTGCGGAGGACCACTCGCGAACAGGACTCGACCTTGCCAGCCAGCACCACCGGCACGCCCGACCAGGGCGCCACCGTCGGCCAGTGGAACGCCCTCATCCGGCGTGCCCGCCTCGACGACCGGCAGAAGCTCGCCGCGCTCGTCATGAGTTCCTACGCGGACGCGGACGGCACGAACATCCACTGCGGAGTCGTGCGCCTGTCCGTCGACCTGCAGTGCTCGTACAGCACCGCCCAGAGGTATCTGCGGTGGCTCAGGGCGGTCGGCCTCGTCGAGCTCGTGCGCGCCGGCAATCGCCGGCGGAAGTGGTCCGATGAATACCGGCTGATCCTCGGCCCGGACGTACTCGAGCATCTGGACGTGCTCGACCCGGGCCGCTACGACGAGTTGTGCAATGCCACACGCGAGGACCGGCGGCGTACATCGGGCGGCAATCAGGCGTCAACCAAGGTGACGTCTGATTCGCAGGCTTCAGGCGTCACTCAGGATGACGCCAGTTCGGCGAGTTCAGGCGTCACCCAGGATGACGCCCATTCCATCGAGCCCGTCACGGATATGGCGTCACCCCAGATGACGCCAGATGAAGCCGATCAGGCGTCAAACGACGACCCATCAGGCGTCACCCAGGATGACGCCCCACCTTCCCTAACCACCTCCCCTGAAAGATCTACCTCCCCGACAACCGTGGATGGAGACCTTCGTACGGCCGTCACCGTTACGCGCGAGGACGGCTCGGAGATGAAGACTATTTGCCCGGCGAAGTGTGGACCGCACAAGCTCGCCGGCGGCACCCGTCCGGATGGCCGTCCCGCGTGCCCGCTGTGCCGCGTCGCGCAGGACCAGGCCGCCGGGAAGAAACGCCCGCGCCCGGCGCTGCCCACCAGCCACATCGCCCCCGTCATCCACCTTCGACCGGAGGCGTCATGACGACCAATGCTCACCTCGACGACCTCGTCCAGGAACTGCTCGTGCTCTGGCCCGCCCTGCCCACCGCCCTGCCCCGTGACACTGGCCCCAGCAGCGACGAGCGCGTAGCCACCTCGGAGAACGTGCACACCGTGCCGCTCAACGTCGAGGTCGCCGCCGTCATCACCGACCTGCGTCGCGCCATCCCGGACTGGACACGCTGGGCCGAAGACGTCCTCGGCGTCACCTACCCGCCGACCGGCAACGTGGTCAACGCGCTCCGCCGCCTGGCCGGCCTGCACGACCAGCTGGCGCAGCGCGGCCGCGCACGAGACGCCGAACGGCTCGCCGCAGCCGCGCACGGCTGGCTCAGCTCCTGCAGGCGCGCGCTCGGCCTCGACCGGCCCGACCAGGCCACCGACATGCACTGCCCCAACCACGACGAGCCGCTCACCAAGCTGGTCCAGCCCGGCGACGAGGGACAGCTGCGCTACGCCAAGCTCGACAGCCACGGCCGCCCGGTCAACCCTTACGTCACCTGGCGCCACATCGAGGTCGTCTGCTGCCGACACTGCGACGCACTGTGGACCCCCGACCGATACATGTTCCTCGGCCGGCTCATCCGCCAGGCCGACCGGCGCCGCGCCGAGCAGGATACCGGCGATGCCGCGTAGCGAACCCGACCACCTCGTTGACGCCGCCACCGCCGCGGCGTATGTCGCCCACCTGCGCGGCAAGCCATGCGCCGAGGGCACGATCCGGTCAGCGGCAAGTCGCGGGTTCATCGGCCGCCACGGCCGCCGCGGACGGGCAACGGTGTATGACCTGCACGAGATTCATCTTTGGGTCACCGGCAAGGACGTGTCGGATGGCGAGAATGGCCTACCGTGAAGTGGTGAACGCCGACGTCGCAAGTGCCATTGGGACCGTATTGAGCGCTATTGTCGCCGTCGCCGCCTGGCGTGCATCACGAAACGCCGCCAAGGCCGCAAGCGCACTGACGAAAATCGAATCGAGCCGCTGGCATGCCGACCTGCAGCCGCAATTCACCGCCAGTGCACGTGCTTTCCACCTCGAAAAGGACGGCAGCGAATACGTCATCTTGGTATCCCTTGAACTGGTAGGACCGGCGGCATTGCAGCGTCTGGACAGAGTGACCACCTCTATTCGGCCGGGACCTGAAGGCACGGTCCGCGGATTCACCATGAAGCAGCCTTACCAATTTCCCGACGGCAGCATGGACGACATGGTCGGGCGCAAAGACCTGGTCCGCGGCGACTCATTCACAGCGCTGGTGCAGCCCACAGACTTCGAGTTGCACTACAGCAGCCGATACTGGATGTCTATCCCGCTCCTGCTGACGTGTCACCTTGCAGGGCATGAGCCCTGGACGGTACCGATCAAGGTCGACGAGGTCACCGGAGACCCGAAGCCGACGACTTGACAAGGCTCTGACCAGGCCGCAACACTTTGATCATGCGGACCGGATTGTGTCCGCAGCCAGACACTCGAAGGCCCCTCACACCCCCGCGGTGAGGGGCCTTCGTCGTACCTGACCGGGGGGTCGAGGGAACAGCTGGCGGGCCAGGGAAGGGGAAGCCCCAGCCCGCCAGCTGCCCGCATCAGGCGGTGAGCATGCGACCCAGACGCCGCGCCCCCCAACCCACCACCACCGACCGCGGCTACGGCTGGGCACACCAGCAAGCCCGAGCCCGCGCCCTCGAAGACCTACGCGACGGCGACCCCTGCACCCGATGCGGCCGACCCATGTGGCGAAGCGAAGCAGCAAGCCTGCACCTCGACCACACCGACGACCGATCCGGCTACCGCGGCCTCGCACACGGCACCTGCAACACCAGAGCCGGCCAGGCCAAGGCAACCCGCAACCGCGCCGCGCAAAGCCCCCCGGCGCCCGCAAAGCGCGTGCACTCACGCCGCTGGTGACCCGGGGGCGGGTCGAAACTTCAGGGCCTTTCGGGCTCCTGACCGCCGCGGTCAGTTTTCTGTCCGTTCGTGACGCCGAGCGCTGTTGTGACATGCCAGCGCGGTTGTGACACCCCCTGGAGGCGAACGTGACACCGGATTACCCGCGCTGATGGCGAGCACCGCAGCGGAACGGCAGCGGCGGTCACGGGCGCACCGCGCCGGCGACCACTCGCTGTGCGACCCGGCGCGCTGCCGCGGTGACATCGCGGCGGCCGCACCCAAGCGGCCGAGCCCAGCACCGGCCGCGCCGCCGGTTGCCCCGGCGCCCGCCGACATCGTGTCGGCCGCACTGACGCCCGAGCCGGTTGACGAGCGGCAGCCGGGCCCGATCGAGCAGGCCGTCACCGCGTACGTCGTGAAGCTCGGCTTCGACGAGGAAGACCCGCGCGGGATTCTCGGCGCGATCTGCGTGCGGGTGGCGCAGCGCATCGACGAGGGCGGTGCGCTTCCGGCAGCAGTCAAGGAGCTGCGCGGGCTGCTGGCCCAGATCACCGAGGTGCCGACGCAGCAGGCCGGGCCCGTCGACGAGGTCCGGCTCCGGCGCTCGCTGCGCCGCCTGGACCAGATCCTCGCCAAGGCCAGCTGATGCCGATCGCCGGGCCGCGGCTGCTCGGCCGCCAGGAACCGCAGCACCTGCTCGTCCCGCCGGCGTACTCCAACGCGGCGGTCGAGACGATCGAGCTGTACGAGTCGCTCGGCCCGACGCTCGACCCGTGGCAGAAACTGTCGCTGCACTCCGGTCTGGGCGAGGACCGGTTCGGCGCGTGGGTGGCGTTCATCGTCGCGCTGCTCGTGCAGCGGCAGAACGGCAAGGGCGGCGTCGCCGAGGCCCGCATATTCGGCGGCCTGTTCCTGTTCGGCGACCCGAAGATCATCTATTCGGCGCACCGCGTCGACACAGCAATGGGCACCTTCAAGCGGGTCAAGAACCTCATCGACGGGTCCGACGACCTGACCCGCCGCATCAAGCGCATCGTCGAGTCGGCCGGCGAAGCGTCCATCGAGACCATGAGCGGCCAGCTCTGCGAGTTCCGCACCCGGGGCCGCGACGGCGGCCGCGGCCTGTCCGCCGCCACGCTGTTCCTCGACGAGGCCCTTGAGATGGCCCTCGAAGTGATGGCCGACCTGCTCCCGACGCTCCTGGCGATCGAGGGCGCGCAGGTGTGGATCACCTCGACGCCGCCGAAGTTCGACGGCCAGTACCTCACCCAGCTGCGCCGCCGGGCACTGGCCGGCGAGTCGGAACGCACGGCCTACCTGGAGTGGTCCAACCCGCAGGGCGCTGACCTGCGCGACCCAAAAGTCCTCGCTGCGGTCAACCCGGCGCTCGGTATCCGCCTCACCCTCGAAAAGCTTCAAGACCTGCGCCGGGAACTCGGCGACGCGCTGTTCGCCCGCGAGTGCGGCGGCATCTGGCCGACCCCCGCCGACGCCGAATGGCTCGTCATCCCCGAGGCCGACTGGACGGCCGCGCAGGTCCCGCCCACCTCGCAGATCGTCGGCCGGCCGGCGCTCGGCGTGTACGTGCCACCCGACCGCTCGTACTCCGCCATCGCCGCCGCCGGCGCCCGGGAGGAAGGCGGCCGGCAGATCGAGGTCACCGGCGACGCGGACACCGACGTCATCGACTTCCGGCCCGGCACCCGGTGGATTGTGCCGCGGCTGAAGGAGATGGATGACCGGCACGACCTGGCGGTGATCGTGGTCGACGACAAGGCGGTGGCCGAGGAATGCGAGGCCGCCGGCCTGGAAGTCCACCGCGCCAGCCCGGGTGACGTCGTGACCGGGTGCGGGCTGCTCTACGACGGCATCGCCGGGCCCGACGTCGCCGCCCGGGACGTGCACCACATCGGCCAGCCGGAACTCACCGACGCCGCGGCCGGCGCGGTCCAGCGGAACGTCGGCAACTCGTGGGCGTGGGACCGGCGGGCCGCGACGGTCGACATCTCGACGATCGGCGCGGCGTCGCTGGCGCTCTTCGGCCATGCGACCCCGCGCGTGCAGCGGCCCGAGTCCGACGGCTTCAACATCTGGTGAGGAGATCACTCGTGCGTAAGAACCTCACCGAGGCGGCCGGTTTCGCGCTGGTCCTCGGCTTCCTGTGGTTCGTGTGGCCGCCGCTGGTGCTGCTCGGCGCCGGCCTGCTGCTCGTCGTGCAGGCGAACACCCGCGCCAGCTCGCCGGCTCGGCTCGGTCAGGTCGTCGGTGCTGCGTGGATCGCGGCCCGGCGTGCGGCCGCGGCGACCCGCGAGGTCGAGGATCCTGACAAGGTCCGCCGGATCGCCTGATGACGCTCATCCGCGCTGCCGCCGAAGCCTTTCGCGACGTCCGCAACACCACGTCGATCGAGAACCCGGCGATGCCGCTGACATCGGCCGCGCTCGTCGAGTGGCTCGGCGGGCCGAAGGTCGCCTCCGGCGTGCGCGTCACCGAGGAGAACTCGCTCGGCATGATGGCCGTCTGGCGGGCGGTCAACCTGATCGCCGGTACGAGCGCGTCGCTGCCGCTGCACGCCTACCGCCGCGAGGACGACGTGCGCGTGAAGCTGTCGGACCGCAGCTTGTCCGCGCAGCTGCTATCCGATCCGCACCCGGACCTGACTCCGTTCGAGCTGTGGGAGATCATCTACGCCCACGTGCTGCTGTGGGGCAACGCCTACCTGCGCAAGCTCACCGACCAGAACGGCCGGATCCGCGAACTCTGGCCGATCCACCCGTCCCGCGTCCGAGCCGGCCGGGAATCCGAGACCGCGAGCAAGGTCTATGAGATCGACGGCGGGCAGGTCGAGCACACCGACGCGACGATCCTGCACATCCCTGGATTCGGCTACGACGGCGTGTGCGGCGTCTCCCCGATCCGGCTCGCCCGCGAAGGCATCGGCCTTGCGATGGCTGCTGAACGCTACGGCGCCTCACTGTTCGGCTCGGGCTCGCTGGCCGCCGGCATCCTGCAGACCGAGCAGCGGCTCAAGCCGGAGCAGGCCGACGCGCTCAAGTCCCGTTGGAAAGCCAAGGCATCTGGGCTCGCGAACGCGCACGACGTCGTCGTGCTCGACAACGGCGCGAAGTTTCAGCAGCTGAGCATCCCGCCAGAAGACGCGCAGTTCATCGAGTCCCGCACGTTCCAAATCGACGAGGTCGCCCGCATGTTCGGGCTGCCCCCGCACATGCTCGCGCAGACCGAGAAGTCGACCAGCTGGGGAACCGGCATCGAGCAGCAGGGCATCGGCTTCGTCATCTACACGCTGCGCCCCTGGCTGACCCGCATGGAACAGCGCGTGTCCCGGCTGCTGCGCCCGGAAGCGGTGTACGCGCGGTACGGCGTCGAGGGGCTGCTGCGCGGCGACACCCAGCAGCGCGCCGAGTTCTACCGCAAGTTGTGGGAGATCGGCGTGCTGTCCACCAACGACATCCGCCGCCTCGAAGACATGGCACCGGTCGAGGGCGGCGACGTCCGCTACCGGCCGCTCAACATGGGCCTGCTCGGGGCGCTCGATGCGATCGAAGGAGCACCGGCCGATGCCTAGCCACCCGTACCGATTCCGCGGCTCGGTCGCGCCTAGCGAGGCCGTGAAGCGGCCCGTGCGCGCCGAGGTGATCACGGAGACCGACGGCACCAGCGCCAAGGTTCACATCGACGACGTCATCGACTCCTGGGGCGGCTACTGGGGCATCTCCGCGAAGGAGTTCAACCAGGCGCTCGGCGAGCTCGGCGACGTCGACGAGATCACGCTGCACATCAACAGCCCCGGCGGTGAGGTGTTCGAGGGCGTCGCGATCCTCAACGCGCTGCGCCGGCACCCGGCCACCGTCACCGCGGTGGTCGACGGGCTCGCCGCGTCGGCGGCGTCGTTCATCGCGGTGGGCGTCGACAAGCTGGTGATGGGCCGCAACACCGAGCTGATGATCCACGACGCCTGGGGCATCGCGATCGGCCCGGCCGCCGACATGCACAGCATGGGGGAGCGGCTCGACAAGCTGTCCGACAACATCGCCTCGATGTACGCCGACAAGGCCGGCGGGGCGCTCGGCGACTGGCGCAGCCTGATGCTCGCGGAGACCTGGTACACCGCCGACGAGGCCGTGGCCGCCGGCCTGGCCGACGAGGTCGAAGGCGGCCAGCTGGCCGACGACGAGATCGTGGCAGCCGCTTTCGACCTGTCCGTGTTCAAGCACCGCGGCCGCGCGCAAGCGCCCGCCCCGGCCGCCGCGGTCGCGGATCGTCCAGCCCCACCTGCCCAGGCCGTCGACGAGCGGCGCGACCGGTTCGACGCGCGCCGCACCAACCGGCATGCACGCCGTGCTGCGGCACACGCCGCCGCATAACCCCACTTGACCACCACCCGGCATAGCGCTGGGCGGTTCCGCATGCTCACGGAAGGAAAGAGCGCATGCCGACAGCAAAGGATCTCCGCGAGCAGCGGGCCAACGTCTGGTCGCAGATGACGGAGATCATGGACCGGCCCGACCGGAACGCCGATGACGACGCCACGTATGACCGGCTGGAGGCCGAGTACGACCGGCTCGACCAGCAGGTCGAGCGGGCCGAGCGTCACGCCAAGAAGGAGGAGCTGAACAACCGGATCGACCGGTCTGGTGTGGTCCCCGCCGGTGCCGACGCGGACGACAACGACGATTCCGGGTACGCGGAGGCGTACGTCACGTACCTCACCGGGGGCCGGGACGCGCTGTCGCCGGAGCAGCGGGTGCTCATGCGCTCGAACTTCACCCAGTTCAAGAATGCGGCCGGTGTCAGCAGCGGTGCCGCCGGCGGCTACCTGGTCCCGCCGGAGTTCCGCGACATCATCGTCGAGGTCATGAAGTGGTACGGGCCGATGCTCGACGAGGCCGAACTCATCGTCACCGACACCGGCGCGACGCTGCCGTGGGCGACGAACGACGACACCGCAAACGAGGGCGCGATCCTCGGCGAGAACACCGCCATGACCGAGCAGGACGTCACGCTCGGCACCAACAACCTCGACGCCTACATGTACACGTCGTTGATGGTGCGCGCGTCGTACCAGCTCATGCAGGACCGGCCGGACTTCCCGCGCTGGCTGGCGCGCAAGCTCGGCGAGCGCCTCGGCCGGGTCATGAACCGGCACTTCACCGTCGGCACCGGCACCAACCAGCCGGACGGACTGATCACCACCGCACAGGTCGGTGCAACGAGCACCGGGTCGTTCGCGACCACGGGCGGCGTCTCGTACGACAACATCATCGACCTGGAGGAGTCGCTCGACCCTGCGTACGGGGGCGGGAACAACCTCAAGTACATGATGCACCAGAGCGCCCGCAAGGCAGTCCGCAAGCTCAAGAACGGTCAGGGCGACTACCTGTGGCAGCCGTCGCAGCAGGCCGGCATCCCCGCGACGCTCAACGGATATGCGGTCCGCATCAACAACCACATGGCGACTCTCGCGGCCAGCTCGAAGTCCATCGGCTTCGGCGACATCCGTGAGGCGTACGCCATCCGCCAGGTCAAGGACATCCAGAACGTCCGCCTCGACGAGCGGTACGCCGAGTACCTGCAGTCAGCGTTCTTCGGCTACGCGCGTGCCGACGGCACGGTGCAGAACAACCAGGCATTCAAGGTCCTGCAGACCACCGCGACGGCCTGATCCAGGTTCGTACGCACCCAGGGAAAGGGGACGATCCGATGGCGGACAACAACGCCAGCAAAAGCACGGCTTCCGGAGCTACGGGGAACACCGCCGTGCCGGCCCACGGTGACCACGACCGGGTGGCGATGCTGTCGCTGCGTCCAGATGGCACGCCGGACCAGCACAACCCGGAGCTGATCGGCGATCGCGACGCCGCTCTGGCGGCGACCAAGCGACAGTACGCCGAGCAGGCCGTGTCCGCGGTCGACGCCCAGCAGCGGGGCGTCGACGTCGCCGAGCAGGGCGAGACGGCCGAGCAGGACCCGACCATCGCCGAGCTGACCAAGGCCCACGAGGCTGCGGCGAGCGACGCGGCCAAGGCGGCCGAGGCGACCGTCAAGGCGCTCACCACCGACGACAGCAAGTCGACCACGTCGAAGTGATGTCGGACTGCGACGGACGGGGGACGCTGTGACCTACCGCGTTGGTGAGGCAGTGCCGCTCGCGGCGTCCTCCACCGTCCAGGCCGGCGTCTCCTGCACGGTCACCGCGCCGGACGGCTCGATCAACACGCCAGCAGCAACCTACGGCAGTGGCGCCTGGACGGCCGTATTCACCCCGACCCAGCCGGGCGACTACCTGTACGTCTTCGCCGGGCCAGGGTTCGTGGCGTCGGACCAGTTCCACGTGGTCGCCACGGCGCTGCACATCGTGGGCCTGGCCGACGTCAAGCAGCACGCGAACATCACCACCACCGCCAACGACCGCGAGCTGCTCGACTTCATCGGCACCGCGGAGGCCATGGTCGAGGACCTGGTCGGCCCGGTCGTGCCGCGCACCATCACCGGCGAGCGGCTGGAGGTCCGCCCCGGCGACAAGATCGCATGGCTCAACCAGGCGCCGGTGCTGTCGATCGTGTCGATCACCCGCAACGGCGTGACCCTCGACCCGGGCCGCTACCGGCTCTGGCCGGACACCGGACAGCTCGATTTCGACTCGCCGTGGCCCTGGTCGTGGCTACCCGACGCCGCGGCGTCGTACGAGGCTGGCCGGCGGCCCATCCCAGACGGAATCCGCTGGGCAGCCAAGGAACTCGTCACCCACCTGTGGCAGTCCACCCAGTCGCAGCGCGGCGGTCGCGGCCGCGGTGACGTCGAGCCGGCCGCTGCACCGTTCGGCATGCCGAACCGGGTAGCCGATGCCTTGGAGCCGTGGCTCCTCGCACCAGGAGTCCACTGATGCTGCTGCTGACCACTGTCCCCGCCGTCGCTGACGCCCTGGTCCTCATCGGCCAGACCGTGTTCGCTGGCGACGACATCACCGTGTACGACGGCGCCCCGGACGTCGACAACCTGCCGGACGGTTTCCTCGCCGTCGGCTTCACCCGCGACGACGATGAGTCCGGCATCGACGGGTCCACCACCGACGACGGCAACGGCCTGTCCAGCGAGACGTACACCGTGCGCTGCGTCCTGTCGGTCGCCACCGGCGACACCGACCGCGCCGCCGTCGCCCAGCGCCGGGCCCGCTGCGCGGAGCTGTACGGCCGGTACGCGGCCGCCATCCGCGCGGACCCGACGCTCGGCGGCGCACTGCAGCCGGGCACCGCGGCCGCCACGCTCGGCGGCTGGTCGTGGAGCTACGGCCCCGCCACGAAAGGCAGCTACGCGGACATCGAATTCGTGGTGGCCGTGACTGCCGAATACCTCGGCGCCAGCTGACCGGCGCCGGATCACCACCCCAAGGAAAGGAACGGGGATGACGTATCCCGGAGCAGATCCGGCGATCGACCCGGAGCGCGCGGCCGTCGAGCAGCGCCGCAAGGACCGCGAGGAAGAGTTCGGCACGTACGTCGCCGTGCAGGAGATCCCGTGGGGCAACGTGCCCGCCTTCTACCCGGGCGAGCAGGTGCCGAAGTCGACCGTCGAGAAGTACGACTGGGCCGGCCTGGGCTTGGTCGCCAAGCGTGACACCAAGGCAGGACGCGCCGTGCTCGAGCAGACGGGCAACGCCACGCCCGACGAGCTCGCAGCGTGGGCCGAGCAGGACAAGGCCGCGGCCGCAAAGTCCACCGCCACTACGACCCGGAGCGGGGGTAGCAACTGATGTCGCTCACGATGACCACCCCGTACGTGCTCAAAGACCCGGGGTTCCTGTTCTCCGCCGACCTCGCGTCGTCGCTGCCCGCCATGGTGGCGGCCGGCTCCAACTACAACGACGACATCTGGCCGGTGGCGTGGAAGCCGTGGGGCGCGACCGAGGACGGCTCGCAGTTCTCCTACGAGATGACGGTCGAGCCGATCACGGTCGCCGAGCTGTTCAACGCGATCGAGTACGCACCGACCGGTGTCACCACCTCGCTGGCGTTCGCGTCGACGGACTTCACCCTCAACAACCTCGCACGGTCGATGAACGCGCCGTCGAGCAATATCTCCACCGTGTCGGGGTCTGCGGCCACGCTGTCGTCGAAGCTGTCACCACCGACGCCGTCGCAGATCAAATACCGCATGATCGGCTGGGAGTCGCTGGACCACACCCTGCGGTTCGTCGGCTACCAGTGTCTGCAGGGCGGCCAGATTCAGGCGTCGTTCCAGAAGGCACCCAACAAGGCGGCCATCGCGATGACGTGGAACATCACGCAGCCCGCCATCGGTGACCCGTTCAACTTCTGGGCGGCCGGCGTCGGCCGGCTCGGTTCCTGACATGGCGCACCGGGTCCACGTCGACACCGCGGCGTACCTGCAGTCGATCCGTACGCAGATCCTCGCGCTGATGCGCCTGCAGGGTAACCGCGTGCGCGACAACGTGCGCGACGTCGCCCCGCACCGCACCGGCGAGCTGGACCGCAAGCTGCGTACCCGGGTCGGCTGGGACAGCCTCGGCCCGTTCGCGCGGGTGTCGACGTGGGCCCGGAACCCTCGCGACGGATACCGGTACGGCCTGTCCCTGCAGTACCGCCGCCGCTACCTCGAACGCGGCCTCGACCGCACCCCCCGCCGTTAGAAAGGCAGCACCCTCATGGCACGCAACATCGGCACGCTCGGCACCCCGCGCACCCCCGTCGACCTGGAGTTCACGTACTTCGGCGCGACGATCCGCGTACACCCGCAAGCCTCCGACGCCGTCGAGCTCGACTTCCTCGACGCCGGCCGGCACGTGCAGGTCGACCAGCTGCGCGACATCGACCTGGCGACCCTCGACGAGGAGCAGACCCGCGCCGCCGTGTCGACGCTGAGCCAGGCCGTCCTCGCCGCGCACCGGCTCATCAAGGACAGCCTGCGCGCGATCATCCACCCCGACGACTTCGAGCTGTACTGGAAGTTGGCCCGCGACAACGGCCAGCACATCCGCGACCTGATGGCCGACCTCAAGAGCGTCACCGCGGCGATCGTGGAGGCCGAGACGGGTTTTCCTACCACGCCGCCCGCCGGCTCGCCGCCTGGGCCCGACAGCGAGCTGGTGAAGTCCGCGGGCGGCTCCTCCTCGGCGGCAGCTCCGGCATCGTCGGACGCCGACAAGGCGCTGGTGCTGCTATCGGGGCGGCCGGACCTGCAGGAGTTCGTGGTGCTGCAGGAGGAGACGGACCAGGCCCGGCAGGAGCAGACGGCAGCCGGGGCACCGAAGACGGCGGCCGAGCGGCTCCTGGCAGCCTCCACACGCTGAGCCTGGGCGACCTGCTCAGCGTCACCTACACACTCGCGCTCGACGAGCTGGCCCGCGATGTGCAGGCGCACACCAGCGCCGCCGTCATCGTGCGAGCCCTCAGCGCCGACCCGGCCACGGTCCCGATACCGGACTGGCCGAGCATCCGCGCCCGATTCGACGCCGAGCTGGCCGCCGAACCCGAGCACGAGCAACCAGACACCGAGCGAGACGTGATGCTCCGCGCGCTCGGCCTGCGGTAAGAACGGGGGTGCCTGGTGGCCGGAAAGACCATCGCGGACGGGTACGTCGAGCTGCGGCTGGACGACTCCAAGCTGGAACCCGAGACCCGGGCCAAGGTCGACAAGGTCACCAAGCAGTTCGGCACGCGCCTCAATCAGCAGCTCAAGCGCCTCGGCCTTGACCCGATCGACCTCAACGCCGACCCAAGGTCCGCGGTCGCCGCGATCCGGGCTGCGCAGCAGCGGCTCGACGAGCTGAAGGACAGCGCGGATTCCGTCGAGGTGCTCATCCTCACGAACCGCGCCACGGCGGAGCTGCAGCGGCTGCGTAAACAGGTCGGCGATCTCGATCCGCCGCCCGTGCCCGTCGAGGTCGATACCACGCCGGCGCGCCGTGAGATGGACAAGCTGACGCGGCTGCTGCAGATCCTTGAGGTCGACCCAATCGACCTAACCGCGGACCCGGCGCAGGCACTCGCGGACATCGCCCGGGTGCAGTTGCAGCTGCGCGAGGTCGCCGCCAACACCACCACGGCGCACGTTCGTATCGACGCTGACAGCGCGATCAGCGACCTGGACCGGCTGGGCACGCGGCTGCAGACAACCGTCACGGATGCCGTCACCAAGGAAGCACCCAAGACGGCCCTCAGCTTCGTGTCCAGCTTCGGCGGCGTCATTCAGAACCTGTTGCCCGAGGCGATCGCCAGTAGCGCAGCGGCAACACCCGTCGCTGCGATCGCCGCACCGATGGCCGCTGGACTCGTGACGCTGCTCGGCACCGCCGCCGCCGGCGCCATCCTCGGCGGCGTCGGCGCCGGCGGCATCATCGGTGGGCTGACGGTCGCGTCGCACGACACACGGGTACGCGCGTCCGCTACCGATCTCAAGGACTACATCGGCCGGCAGCTCGAAGACGCAGCCGAGCCGTTCATCCCTGCCGTGATCCGGGTGCTGCAGCGCGCAGAACAGCAGTTCAACGCCGTCGACGGCGAAATCCACGACATCTTCGAGAACGCGGCCAGCTACGTCGAACCGCTCGCCAACGCCGTGTTCGGGTTCATCCGCGGGGTAACGCCGGGCGTGCAGGCCGCCGTCGCCGCGGCGCAGCCGGTCTTCGAGATGCTGGAGCAGACCGGCCCGGCGCTGGGCGAGGCCGTCGGCGGGCTGCTCGCAGCCATCGCCGACAACGGGCCCGAGGCGGCGATGGCCCTGCAGCAGGTCCTCGGCCTGGTCGTTCTCGGCGTCGAGTCCATCACCAGCCTGCTCAACACCCTGGTCGAGGTGTACGGCTGGGCGGCCAAGGCCGGGCTGATGGGCCACGACGCGCAGCTCAAGTTCATTGCGCTGGACGCCGCGCAGAAAGCCGCGGCCGACACCGCCAAGAACGCGACCAACAGCTACGGCAACTTCGAACGGGCCCTGGACGACACCGCCAACACGGCGACGGTCGCCACCACCCAGGTCAAGTCGCTGTACGACACCCTCGCCGAGCTGGTCGACCAGAACCTGTCGGCCGCCGAGGCGGTCCTGCAGCTGCGCGACGCCACTAAGGCCGCCGCAGACGCCGTCGACCACAAGACGCGCGTCTCCTCCGAGGAGGAACGAGCCCTGCTGCAGATGGCCCGGGCCACCAACCAGGCCACCGAAGCGCTCGACGAGCAAGGGCGCAGCACGATCGAGGCGACCAAGGCCCACGAGGAGAACCGCAAGAAGCTGTACGACGCAGCCCGTGCCATGGGCTACACCAAGGACGAGGCCAACAAGCTGGTCAAGCAGTACCTGCTCGTACCGAAGAACATCTCCACCTCGTTCGGGCAGCCCGGCATGGGCACCTCGCAGGCCCAGGCGAAAAAGTACCGCGACCAGCTCGACAAGATCACCCGTGAGATCCGGACGAACGTCTCGGTCAAGGGCGACGCCGCGGCGTACAAGAAACTCGAGAACCTGCTGATTCAGCAGCAGGCCCTCGCCAAAGGCATCAGCGTCTCCGCGGCTGCCAGCGCCTACCACAAGCAGGAGGCCAAGGCTTACGCCGACGGCGGCGAAGTCGAGGGCTGGTCGCCGCACCCGCGCGCCGACAACATCCCCGCGTGGCTGACCGCCGACGAGTGGGTCCACCCGGTCGACGCGGTGAACTACTACGGCCATTCGGTCATGTCGGCGATCCAGCACAAGCGCATCCCGGCCGAGCAGCTACAGGCGATGCTGGGCTACGCCGACGGCGGTCGGGTCCTCAACGCGCCGTTCGTCGTGAACGCCTCGGTGACCAAGGTCCCGACGCTGCAGCAGGCCCTCGCGGCGGTGACCCCCGGCGTGCCCGGCGGCGGTCCGACGCTCGACTTCATGGTGCGCGTGGTGCACGCAGCGTTTCCCGGCCTGCAGCTGCTGTCCGGCTACCGGCCCGGCTCGAAGACGCTCAACGGCAGCGACTCCTACCACGGCAAGAAGCGTGCCTCGGACTGGCCGGCGTCTCGGCCGCTCGCCGAGTGGATCAACGCGCACTACTTCGCCCGGACCAAAGAACTGATCACCCCGTGGAACGAGCTCAACATCCACAACGGGAGCCGGCACACCTACACCGGCGATGTGTACGACCAGCACGCCGGCCTCGGCCGGTTCAAGGGCAATGCGCACGACCACTGGGCGATGGACGACGGCGGCTACCTGATGCCCGGCTGGAACCCGCCGATCTACAACGGCACCGGCCGCGCCGAGCCGGTCACGCCGGCGGCCGAGATGGACGAACTGATCGACGAGGTGCGCCAGCTGCGCCGCGACATCCGCGAGGTCGGCCCGGACCTCGCCGACGCGCTCGGCGGCTCAATGCGCAGCACCCGCCTCGTAGGGAGGACCGCATGACCGTCCTGACGCTGACGCAAGCGTGGCTGCTGCGCCTCGACACCGGCGAGCTGTGGTCGGCCTACACCGACGACAGCTCCGGCCAGCCGCAGTACAGCATCGACGGCGACATCGTGAACCACGCCGGCGGCCGACAGCGCGCGTACGCGGTCGAGGGCGAGTCGAGCAGGTGGCCGATCACGTTCAGGCGCCTTGACCTCGACGACCTCGCGATGCTGCGCGCGTGGAAGGCGCAGCCCGTGCTGTACCGCAACCACCGCGGCGAAGCCATGTACGGCGAGTTCTTCGACGTCCAGCAGGAAGCCTGGAAGAAGCCGGGCCGCTGGAACGCGCGGATCGAACTGCGGGGCATCACCGTGGTGGAAGGCGTCTGATGCAGTCTCCCGCCGCTGCGCCCCGCGACCACCTGCCGCCCGGCGCGGTCACTGGCATCATCCAAGACTCCGCCGGCGCGATCATCGGCCGCGGCCTGGAGCTGATCGACCGGGACCTCAACGTGCTCGACGAGGTCGACGAGGTCGAAGACGGCACGGTCCGGCGCGACTCGTACGCAACCCTGCACGCCACCGCTGACCTATCCGTGGCGCGTGAGCTCAACTGGGGCGCCGGGCTGGTCCGCCCCTACGTGACGCTCACGGCCGGCGGCGTGAAGGCCAAGTTCCGGCTGGGCGCCTACCGGGTCAACACCCCGAACCGGAACCTGAGCCGGAAGCCGGGCGTGTTCCGGGTCCAGTGCGTCGACTACCTCAAGGACCTGTCCGCCCGGGTCGGCGAGTCATACGGCGTGGCCGCGGGCACGCCGGTGCTGCAGCAGGTGATCGACATCCTGCAGCAGCAGGGATACACCAAAGTCCTGGTCGACCAGTCAGCCGCGGACGTGGTGGTGCCCTCACCGGGCCGCTCCTGGATGATCACCGACGACCCGACGTGGCTGGGCATAGTCAACGACCTGCTCGGCGCCATTGGCTACGCGGGCATCTGGACGGACTGGGACGGCGTGCCGCGCGTCGAGTCGTACCGGCGCCCGGCCGACCGGCCGAACGAGTGGTACTACGACACCAGCCTGGCAACCGGCATGCTGCAGGTCGCCCGCGAGGTCGTCGACGACTACGACGACGCCCCGAACTCGTGGACGTTCTACCGCAACAACCTGGAGGAAGGGCAGCAGCCCGTCCCGGGTAACGGCCTCTACCGGTTCACCAACTACACCGTCGGCCGCTCGTCGGTTGAAGCCCGCGGCGACCGCGTCATTCCTGCACCACCGGTCGGCCTGGACGTCGCGAACCAGACCGCCCTCGAAGCTGCGGCGCAAGCCTCGATCGATGCGGCGATGTCGCTCATCCGCAAGGTCAACGCGGCTGTCGACCTCAACCCGCTGCACTGGCACTTCGACCGCGTCTGGGTCGACGACCCCGAAATCGGGCCGCCGTTCCGCGCCATGTGCACCTCGTGGGAGATCCCGCTCATGGGCCGCACCATGAACCAGACCTGGACGGTCCTCGAATGAGCTTCACCACCGATCTGCTCGGCACCGTCGAGGAAGCCGTCCAACGCCTCCTGCCGTCGCTGCGCGGCCAAGACACGATCGGCGGCCGGCTCACCTACCGCGACCCGTCCGGGCTGGCCGGCCTGGCGGCCGTCGACGGCAGCGAGCAACCCGTCCCGGTGAAGGTCTCCGGCGCTACCGACGCCCGCGAAGGCGACCGCGTCTCGCTGATCCGCACCGGCGGCTACTGGACGGTCGTGGGTGTGCTGTCCATGGGCGGCATGGGCGAGGCCAGCACCCGCGGCGCCGCGTCAGGCTCCGACACCAAGTCCGACGCCGCGTACGAGGACCTGCCCGTCGTTGCTGTGACGGCGTTCCGGAAGCTGCACGCGGCCACCGCCGTCCGGGTGGCCGTGCAGGTCAGCATGTACTCCACCGCGGCCACCACCAAGGCCATGCTCGGGGTGCGCATCACCGGCACGGTCGCTACGGACGGCAGCGCATACGACTCCGGCGACGTCGACGTGCTGCCGACCGCGTATCTGTTCAACGCGGCGAACGATCACCGGCCCGTGGCCGGGGCGATCCGGCACGTGGGCATGCCGCCAGGCGACTACAGCGTGCAGATCCGCTGGAAACGCATCTCGGGCAGCGGAACCCTGACCGTCGACACGAACGACGGGTTCCTGGTCGAGGTCGACGAAATCAGGAGGCAGGGCTGATGGCCGGAACGATCACGACCACCACCGACGCGACCGCGCTGGACCTGCCGGGCCAGTCGTTCGTCGACACCAAGGTCAAGTACGGCGGCAGCGTGCTGTTCGCCGTGACGCTGCTCGGCACCCAGCTCAACATCTGGCGCTCGACCAACCGCGGCGCCGACGCCTGGGGCGCGCAGTCCGGCATGGCCCTCACCCGTGCCGGCATCGTCGAGCTGGGCGGCTGGTTCATCGACGTGTTCGGCTACGGCCACCTCACCTACCGGGTGTTCGAAGGCGGCAAGGACCGCATCATGTACCGCCGGGTCAACCTGGAGTCCGACCCGAACGCCTGGGGCTCCGAGCTCATGGTGTGCGAGGCAAACGCCTCCAGCGCCGGGCAGGTCTACACGGGCTCGGACCTCGTCGCCGTCAAGGCGGGCAACCAGTGCCTCGTCGCGATCGCGGCTGCGTTCGTCCAGGGCGGCACACAGGGCGTGGAGCTGCACGCCTTCCGCACCGCCACCGGCAGCGCGTTCCCGTCGACGACGTCGCGCGCCACGTCCGACGTGTTCACCGGCTCCCGCAAATGGACATGGGCCGGCGCCGGCCGGCAGACGCCGGTGGTGGACTTGCAGCACGGCGGTGACGGACACACTGCGGCATCACCAGACCTGTGGGTGGTGATGGGCCGCACCCAGGTCCGCGCGGCACACCTCACCTGGTCGGGCAGCCGGTGGTCGGGCCCGTCAACGGCGGCGCCGATCGCCAACCCGGTCGTGGCGCAGGACTCTATCGCCGCGCGCTGGACCGCCGAACGTCTCATGGTCGCCGGCACCCTGGCCACGTCGCCGGACGCGGTGACCGTGTGGGAGCGCGACAGCTCGAACAGCTACTCGATCGCGAGGTCCACGCCGGTGCACCCGGCAGGAGTCGTGCGGTCGAAGGCGCTCTCGTATGACTTCGTCACCCGTGACATCCGAGTGTGGGCGGTCGGCACCTCGTCGAGCCTGCTCTACTTCGTCGACTACAACCGGGCTGCCGGCGCCTGGACGGACTGGGCGCAGCTGTCGACCACCGCCCTGCAGGACTACCGGTCGTACAGTGTGCGCCGCGGCAGCTGGGGCACCGCCAAGTATGACCTGCTGTGGGAGCCCACGAGCGCGTCGCCGTACTCGATCGTCCACGTGCAGCAGCCGCTGTCCTACCCACCGGACGCACCGGACTGGACCTACCCGACCCCGGCGAGCGGCTCAGCCGCGAACAGCGCCGACACGCTGCAGCTGAACTTCGCATTCAGCGACCCGAGCCCGGCCGACTATCAGACCGCGTACGCGATGTCGCGGCAGATCGGGTCCGGCGCCGTTCAGTACTGGCGCGACTCCGACCGCACCTGGCAGGCCACCGAGATCAAGAACGCGACCAGCAGCAACTACGTGCAGCTGTCGCCCGGCTGGGGCGCGGTCACCGACCCGCCGCACGCCTACCGCGCCCGGGTGTGGGACTCCAGCGACACGGCCTCGGCCTACGGGCCGCCGGTCATCGTCATCCCGTCGGTCACCGCGAACCCGACGCTGACGCAGCCCGTTGACGGCGCCACCTGGACGGCCGAGAGCCTCAACGTGCTGTGGACCGTGGCCGAGCAGACCGCGCACACGCAGCGCCTCTACAAGGTGTTCGACGACTTCCAGCGCACGTTCACCAGCCCCGGACCGATGGGGCAGGGCTACGCCGCGGTCGCCCCGCTCTCTGCATACACCGTCGCCGCCGGTGTGCTCACGATGAGCCTCGACACGGTCAGCGCGCTGCGCCGGCTACGCGCCGAGGCGGAGTGGGCCAGCCGCGAGCTGTACGTCGAGTTCCAGATGCCCGTGACCCCGACCGGGGCACCGATCCACGTCGCGCTGATGATGGCCTGGGTCACCGGGCCGACGTTTGTCGGCGCGCAGGTCTCGTTCGGCACGAACGGCTCGGTCACGCTCAACCTGATCCGCAGCGTCAACAACGCCCTGACCCGTATCGGCAACCTCGCCGTCTTCCCGGCCGGCGGGCACTCGACGACCCGCTGGTACGGGCTGCGGGTGCGCTACACCGGCGACTACGAGGCGAAGCTGTGGGACGCCGCCGGGCCCGAGCCGACGACCTGGGACGTGATCAACACCTCGGGCCCGCTCGGTGGTGAACTCGCACCCGGCGGGATCGGCCTGCAGACGTGGATCGACGCCGGGAACACGAACGCCCTGCCGATCCCGGTGCGGTGGCGGCAGTGGACCCGCGGGATCACCGACCTGGTCGCCGACAGCGGCATGACCCCGGATCCGGGCGCCCGCGAGGTGGTCGTGCCGTACTCGCTGCCCAACGACAGCCCGTTCCGGCTGGAGCTGCAGACCCGCAACCTTGCCGGATTGCCTTCCGATATCGAGTCCGCGGCGTTCACCGTCGACTACATCGAACCGCCCCAGCCGGTCCTGCAGGTCACCCCGCAGCCGGACTCCGGGTTGATGCGCATCGACGTGAGCACCCCACCCCCGGTCGGGCAAACGCTGGCGAACCCGTCGTTCGAGACCGACACGACCGGATGGGCCGGGGCGAGCGCCGGCATCGCCCGCAGCAACGCGCAGGCCCTCGACGGCACCTGGTCGGCGCTGGTCACCCCGGACGGTGCGGGCACCAACGCCGGGATCGAACCGACCGCCGCTGCTCGGGCGACCGTCGCGGCCGGGCAGCAGTGGACCGCCGAGGCGTGGATGCGGCCGGCCACCGCGAACAAGCAGGTCCGCATCGGCCTCGTCTGGTACGACGCGAGCGCCGCGGTGATCAGCACTGCGGCCGCCACGTTCGCCCCGACGGCGGGGGAGTGGCAGTTCGTCACCGTGACCGCCGTCGCCCCGGCCGGCGCGGTCCGCGCCGGCGTGCACGCCGGCCTGACCAACATCCCGACGCAGACCGACACCGCGCACGTCGACGCGCTGCGCCTGGCGCCCACGACCGGCCAGCCCGCGACCGCGTCCGTCGACGTCTACCGGGCCGTCGCCGGTGACCCGGACTCGGTCGTGCGGATCGCCGCCGGGCTGCCGCAAAACCCGACAGTCGAGGACCGCCGCGCGGTCGGCGGGGTCGACTACCTCTACCTCGCGCGGGCGTACGGCACCAACGGCGCGCGCATCGACTCCGCCTGGACCTGAAGGCAAGGGAGGGCAGCTTGTTGACCGTGATGGACGGCCCGGTGCAGCCGGGCGACCCGATTGAAGAGGAGGGCGAGGTGCCCATCGTCGTGGACGCGCCACCTCCACCGCCGTACGAACCGCCGGACCCGCCGCGACCACCGCTCGGGCTCACACAGGAGGAACAGGAATGACGATCGATCCGGATGAGGCGGACCGCCCCGACCCGGTCCAGCCCCCCGAGTATGCCGACCCGGCCAAGTTTCCCAGCTTCGACGACGTGGACAGCACGACCGTCGAGCTGCCGGACGACAGCTTCGACCCTAGCGCCGCCGACCTCGAGAGCGAGCACTGATGCCGACCTCGCAGAACGGCTACCGGGCGAACGACCCGAGCCTCATCGCCAGCTACACGATCCCCGGCACCAGCGTGAAGATCGCGCTGCGCAAGGGCGACGTGTCCGTGGTGCTGCTGCACTTCGCCGCCTGGTTCAACAAGAACATCGAGCCGCTGCGGCAGTCCGACACCGGCGGCTACGTCGAGCGAACCATCCGCGGCTCGTCGACGACGCTGTCCAACCACGCCTCCGGCACCGCCGAGGACCTGCGCTGGAACGACCACCCCCTGGGCGCCGTCGGCACCTTCACCGCCGCCGAGAAGGCGAAGATCAACGCCCAGCTCGGCTACTACGAGGGCGTCATCCGCTGGGGTGCGAACTACTCGGGCCGCAAGGACGAGATGCACTTCGAGATCAACAAGGGCACCGCCGACGTCAAGCGCGTCGCTGACAAGATCCGCAACGCCGACAAGGCGAAGACCGAGGAGGACCTCCCCGTGCTGCAGGCCGACTACAACAAGCTGTTCCTGGGCGCGCTCCGGGACAAGACCATCCGCGCCGAACTTGGCGCCGCCATGCTGGACGCCGCGATCGGCGATCCGGACTACACCGGCCGCCGCGTCGAGCAGGTCCTGGTCGACGTCGCGAAGCTGCGCGGCGTGCTCGTCGGCGACACCAAGGACGCCGCCCGGGTGTCCGCGGGCGCGCCGGTTAAGGCGCTCGTCAAGCTGCCCGCCCAAGTCGCGGAGCTGCAGGCCGCGGTGAAGGCGATCACCGCCGCGCCGGCCGGCGCCCCGAAGGCATGAGCTGGGTTGCGCTGGCCTCTGCCGTGAAGGGGCTGACGCATGTATGAGCACGCGCCGGAAGCCGGGCGTCTTCACCGTGGTGAAGGACGCCCTTTCGTATCTCGGCGGCTGGGCGCTGATCCTGCACCAGGCCGTCATCGTCCCGCCGAAGGACTTCAACCTGACGCTCGTGCTCCTGGGCGGGGCGCTGGTAGGGGTCCCGGGAGTGAGCCAGCTGCTGGCGTCACGTATCGGTTCCTTGCCTTCGTCGGATCCGCCGCCGGAGGAGTCACCGCGCTCACCATCGCCATCGCCCAGCGAATCGGGGGCTGAACGGTGAGGACCGACAAGAGATCCACCAGCACCAGGTTGGTGGCAGCCTGGTACTGGTGGCTCGTCATGCTGCTGTCGTCCCTGACGCTGGGCGTGGGCTCGATCGTGATCTCCGTACACCTGACCACCACGGCGCTACGGCAGCTGTGCACGATCGTGGTGACGATGGACGATGACTACCGGACCGAGCCTCCGTCCACGCCGACCGGCGAGCGCCTTGCAGGAAGCCTGGCCGAGCTCCGTAGCGAGCTCGGTTGCCGAAGGAGCTAAGGCTGGGCTTTGGGAGAGCCCGGGGAAGTAACGGCCGCCGGCTCACCGGCATCCAGCTGTCGAGCGTTGCGTCGCTCTCTGATGCGCTTCGGCAGATCCTTGATCCAGCGTGTTGCACGACGGGATGGATAGGTCTTCGGAGGTTTCATTCTGTCGCTTACCTCGCGAAGCATCGTGACGGCGTCTCTCCGCCTTTGATCGAAATCCTTCCATTGATCAGTAGTGCCTGTATCCTCCGATTTCCGGTATCGGATATCGACGTCCCAGCTAGCGACTTCGATCCCGACAATAACGTAATAGAGTCTGCGCCAATATGGAGCTGATCGGTGCACGAGGCTGACTCGTTCGTACAGGAGGCGGGACCGGGCTAGGAGCGCGTCTACCACCTCAGCGGTCTCGGACATCCTCTTCTGAGCAGGCTTGAGAAAGCGCTCGATGACGAGTTGCTCGTTGAGGTTGGGATTCTCGGCCATCCCGTCTTTTACTCCGTCTAGTGCTGCAATAGCACTTCTCCAAGCGCGGATAGCGACAGGCAATTCTTCCTCAAGCAATGTCACGAGCGCTGTCATATTTTCTTCCCAGCGCTCTATTTGACGGTTCCGCTGCTGGATCTTTGGGATCACAAAGATTTGAACGATGAGGGCCACGAGCAGTGCCCCGGCGATGCGGTCAAGCGAGTCCACGGGAGAGACGGTAGCGGCTCCTGTCGACTGCCATGAATGGCGAGGTCCCTACGGCAGCAGATTGCCCTGACGTGCGTACCGCTCGCTTTGCCACTCCGCCATCGTGGCCGCGGTCGCCTCGTCCGCTCCGGCTGCACGCAGAAGCGCGACCGCTCGGGCTCGCATCGGCTCCAGGTCGGGCGCCACGGTCACGAGGTAAGAGCCGAGCACATGGCCCAGAACCACGGGATCGGTTGTCGCCTCGCGTAGTTCTTCAATGGCCTCGGTAGGCGCTACGTCGCGGTCCCTGCCGATGAGCCGTTCCACCGTGCCCGTTAGCCGGGCGGCCGCGAGCCGGTCGTGGTCGGTCGGCAGGTCGGGATAGCTCACCACCACACCGTACGGCTGCACACTGATCGGAGCATCACCATGTGGACCAAGAAGTTCTGGAAGCAGGCAGGGGAGCGGGCGGTCAAGAGCGCGGCGCAGGCGCTGATTGGCCTATGGCCGCTCGACCAGTTCAACGTGCTGCACGCTGACGTACCGCTTGCGGCTGGCCTGGCGGTCGGTGCCGCTGTGCTGTCGGTGCTGACGTCAATCGTCACCGCCAACGTCGGCGAGCCGAACGACCCGAGCGCGGTCGCTCGGCCGTAGTGCCGCAGCCATGCCTGTGACATGGCCCCCGCCCCCGGCGGGGGCCGCTTTCCTGTGTGCAGCGACGTCGTGTTGCGCCGGCGTCGGCGCTCGGTTCGACTCTGGTGGCAAGGCCCGCCCCGGCTGGGTGCCGGGGCGGGGTGAGCGGGCCGGGCAGATTCGCGCTGTCCGGCCCTCGGCTCACTTGTCCTTGCGGGTGGCCTTCGCGGCGACCAGGGTGGCCGCCGTCAGCAGCACGTTGGTCACCACCACCGCCAGGGTCGAGATGATCTCCATGTCTTTCACCTCCCTTCTGTCTTGCTTGTACCGATAGCCTACCAATTATCCTGTTCGATCGTCAAGGGTTTCCATGTCGAGTGAGGTGAGTAACTGCAGCTCAAAAATATTGACGATCGCACAGTGTTTCGGTTAGACTAGTGGCATAACTCAAGAGGGGAGGTGAACGGATTGGACTCCTACGATCCGGCCGTCGCGAAAGCGATGGAGCTGATCACCGAGGAAGCGTCGCGCCAGGGCTTCCAGGTGACGCAGCACAGTGACGGCACCTGGCGGGTCACCCGCGAAGGGCAGGTTCTCCTGCTCCAAGTGGTCGACGCGCTCGGGGTGCTCAAAGCCCTGTCGCTGCTGATCAGCGCCGGTCTCGACTGGCCCCACCAGGGCTGACCGAGACGGGGCCGCACCCACCAGGTGCGGCCCCACCCGGCCCGGACCGATCGCCCACCGTCGCCGCCCCACCCCCACCGGAAGGAGAGCGACACATGCCCACGTGGCACGCCCAAGTCGAAATCCCCATCGACGTCGACGAGAATCAGCTGGGCCAGTACCTCGGCGAGTCCGACTCGATGGCCTACAACACCAGCGAGAAGATCATGCGGCTGGGCACATGGATCGACGCCGCGGACTTCGACGCTGCGGTGACCGGCGCCCGGGTCTGGGTGTCGCAGCTGCGCGCCGCCCGGGAAGCCGTGCCGCAGCGCCTGACTGTCGAGTCGCAGGATGCCCAGATCTCCACCTGGGCCGTCGGCGCCAAGGAAGCGGCTGAACGGCTCGGCCTGTCCAAGTCGCGCCTGTTCCAGCTGGCGGATTCACCCGGCTTCCCGGCGCCGGTGCCCGGCGTGGAGGCCGGGACGGCGAAGATCTTCCGCGTCGACGAGCTGGACGAGTACGGCCGCAACCGCAACCTGCAGCCGGGCAGACCTCGCAAGGCTGCAGCGACCGAGGGGTAGTCTGCGCAGCGAGGTCCCCGCTGGGCTGGCGCGCAGCGGGGGTCTCCCGACCGACCCGGGCGGACCGCGGCCGACCCGGTACCGTGGACGCGAGGGCCCTGCGGAAATTCGCGTTCCGCAGGTCCCTCACCAACGTGAAACGCCCCCGCATGGCCGTATGCCGTGCGGGGGCGTTCTCGTGTTGGGGGTCTACAGGTCGAACTCGCCGGCCTTGGCCTGCTTGATGAAGCTGGCCCATGAGGTGCTAGGGAAGGCCAGGGTTGCGCCCTGGCGGTCCTTCGAGTCGCGCACGGCGACGATGCCGGGCAGGTTGTCGGCTACCTCGACGCACTGACCATTGCCGCTCGATCGGCTGCTCGTACGCCACTCCGCACCGGTGAAGTCCATCCGGTACTCCTTTCGCTATGCGGCTGCGGCCGCTTCCTTGATCAGTTTTCTGGTCTGGGCCTGAGACAGCGCCTGCTCAGAGATTCGCTGGAAAGTCGCCGCGAAGCGAGCGACTTCCTCCTCCGCTTCGAGGAAGATGTCCCCGGCCATCGAATCCGAATAGACGATCGGCACGTCGACCTGCTCGGCGAAGTCCATAACGACGAAGCTCCCGGGCATCCCGGGGTGGGCGCCCACCTCAAAGGGTACGACCTGCAGGTTGACGTGCGGCGACGCGGACGCCGTGACGAGATGTTCGAGTTGGGCGCGCATAACCGCTGGGCCGCCGACCTTGCGGCGGATGGCGGCCTCGTCGACCACCGCCCACAGCTGCATCGGCGTGGGCCGGCCGAGCACGCTCTGGCGCTGCATTCGTACGTCGACACGCCGCTGGACGTCTTCGGCGGAGATGGCTGGCACGACGCCCTCGATAACCGCGCGGGCGTACTCCTTGGTCTGCAGCAGGCCGGGGATGAACAGGCTTTCGTAGTTGCGCAGCCGCTCGGCCTCGTACTCGAACTGGATGAAGGTCATGTACGGCTCGGTCAGGAACGGCTCGTAGAACTGCGTCCATCCCGGCTTCGTCGACTCCTTCAGCCAGCTGAGCAGGATCTCGCGTCGGTCCGGGTCGACACGGTACAGGTCGAGCAGCGTCATGACGGTGCGTCGCTGCGGTCGGTTGCGAGCCTGCTCGATGCGCGAGAACGAGGACGGATCCAGGCCGGTCCGCTCGGCGGCGTCCTCCTGGCTGAGTCCGGCTTCGACCCGCAGTCGTTTCAGCTCGGCGCCGAGCCGCCGTAGCCGGATGGTGGGTGCCCTGCGTCCCGCCACGTCCATCCCTTCACTGCCTTTCCGCTCAGTGTGCCTGGATGTCAGATCAGGCATGCGCATGGTCTCGCATTTACATGCCCTGGATTTACCGGCCTTGCATTTACCAGGATGGTACGTGCATCCTGTGTACAGCGCGTCCCCCGCTGGTAGCGGATTGTTGATCATGGGCGTGCGCTCTCGACCGATACCGACTCACCCGAGGTGATTCGATGCTTGAGCCGCACCGCCGCAAATGGCTGAACATGCGAGCGTGGGGATCAAGCCGCCGCTCCCAACCAGCAGCGGCTGGCTCGCTCAGCGCTCGGCTGATCGCCGCCAAGGAGTGGCAGTCCGACGAGCGTCAGCGCGCGGCCGCGTTCAGCCGTCTGCGCCAGCAGGCGCACGATCTCCTCGACGGCCGCGACCGGCCGGACCTGGACCGCGCCCAGTGATCAGCGACCCCGATCCGGAGCGCAACCGCGAGCTGGTCGCTCAACGCCTCGGCTGGCCCGACGGCGCCCTGAATAACTGTCGGGCGCTGGAGGCGGAGTTCCCGGACTGGTCCGTGTTCTGGACAAACGGCGGTCTACCCAAGGACCAGCAGCCCGGCTATCGAGCCATGACGCGCGAGATGTACAGCACCAGCCTCACGAGCTGCCGAGAGCACCTGTACGAATACCGCGCCACGCTCGGCGAACTCCGCACCGCCCTGGCCGCCAGAAGCCTGCCGGCCCGCAACTAAACACCGGCAACCCCACCTTTCCCGCCGCGGCGAATCGCCACCCCTGCGGCGGGATCCCGGGGCCGGCGGACGACGGTTCCCCCCGTACTGCCGCGTCCGCCGGCCCTTCCCTCAGGTCGATCCCTGGCGGCACCCCCGCCGGGTCTCGATAGCCCCCATCAGCACGACGAAAGGACTGACATGTCACCAACCAACCTGCCTGACCCCGCCGCGGTCGGGCGCCGCGCCGCCGAGGTCGTCGCCATGATCGAGGCGTCGGACGAGTACACCCGATTCCGGAAGTCGTCGAAGGCGTACGACGACTGCTGGGCGACGTTCACCGGCTTCCCGCTGATCTCGCAGTGGAACCTGCAGCGCGACGTCGACGCGCTGTTCACCGAAGGCCTGCGCGTCCTGGCCCTCAAGACAGCGGTGTTCGAGCTCAGCGGCGGCGACGAGCACGCCGCCGAGCTGGAGGTCAGCGCCCCGGTCGACGAGATGGTGCACGCCATCCTGGCGCAGTACACGCTGTGCCAGGACATGACGGCCAAGCTCGGCATCCGGTTCGTGCACATGACCGACCAGGAGCGGTTCGCCTACGAGCACGGCGGCTACACCGATCAGTGCTACGCCGCTGCCGGCTGGGGCGAGCAGAACCGCCGCTACTGGCTCGACCGCACGGAGATGATGCGGCGCATGGGCGTGCTCGGAGAGCTGTACGAGGGCCTCGGCATCGAGCGCATGGGTCGTGGCCACGGCATCGACTTCGAGTCGTTGCCGGACGGCGAGCCTGCGCTGGTCGCCGTCAGCTGA